TGAAGGGAGCCGAGGTTCGCGTGACGTTCGCCGATGAGATTCAATCCGACGTGCTGCAGAACGCGCAACGTCAATCAGAGGCCTTCATGAAAACATTCGGTGATCTTCTGGACAAGTCAGCGGCGGAGAGATCGGCGGCGATTCTACGGGCAAGATCATCGTACGGCAGTGATCTTGGAAGAATTGATCCGGCCGTGGCGGAATATTTTATTCAGAACAAGAGCGTCTTTCGCCCGATATTTCAGACCGAGCAGGAGATGCAGCAATTCATTGACGTATTCGCCAAGAACAAAGTAATTTTTCAAAAACTTAAAGAGGCGGGCGTTAAGGCGGATCCTGATCTTTTGGCGCAGGCCAGGGCAGGACAGGCAATGGAGAAGAAAATGCTGGATGAGCTTCAGGTTTCCTTGAGCAAGGAGGCCATGATGCAGTTGCAGCCTAACGTTCCTTTCAAGAACAGGAGCGAATGGGGGGAAACGCTTATTAAACGAGATTTATATGAGGCGGCGAAACTGCTGTTCCAGGACAAGAAAAGCGACGCGGCGACGTGGTACGCCATCTCACCGAGCAAGCTTATTCGCGACCGCTACCGCCAGAGTGGAAGCGTGGCAACGCCGAAGTCAGATCGTACAAAAAGTATGAAGGGAATTGGAATGGATGAGTTCTACGGAGGTCCTGACGCGACTGATGAATTTGGAAAGCATTACACTTCCGTTTTGGAAAAAGCCCTCAAGCGCGCGGCTCAAGAAAACAATTCCATAATTAAAATTATTAAAGTAAAAATTGGACCAAACAAATACACTGACGCTTTTGCTATCAAGTTGACACCGGAAATGCTATTACCGCATAAAACTCATAGAAAAGACGGGGGGATGGTGTATACTCCTGAGATAATTGATATATTTGAGGTAGCATAATGGCAATTGATAAACCTATCGGAACTTTAGGATTTACCCCAGATCCACCAGCAGGATTTCCAGAGGAGCAGGAAGAGGCGGTTAAGCAAATGGTGGAAATGCAAATAGAAGACGGATCTATGCCTGGTGTAGAATTACTCGATGACGGAAGCGCTATTGTAGGCGATCAGGAAAGAACTCTTGAAACCACTTTTGACATGAATCTGGCTGAAGTCTTGGAAGACTCCGAGCTGGGAAGAATATCAAATGAACTGCAAGAGGCGTTTGAGGATGATAAAGCTTCGCGTAAGGATTGGGAAGACACTTACAAAAAGGGACTTGATCTTTTAGGATTTAAATATCAGGAACGCACAATGCCATTCGCAGGAGCAAGCAGTGTTACGCACCCTATGCTCTCTGAAGCCATTACACAATTTCAAGCCCAAGCCTATAAAGAATTACTGCCATCAGGAGGGCCGGTTAATACACAAATTTTAGGACACATTACCACTCAAAAAGAGGAGCAGGCTCAACGGGTGAAGGATTATATGAATTATCAAATTTCTCATGTTATGGAAGAATATGATCCAGATCTTGATTTATTATTATTTTATCTGCCTTTATCAGGATCAGCATTTAAAAAAGTTTACTATGATGAAGCATTGGAACGCGCAGTTTCTAAATTTATTCCTTCGGATGACTTTTATGTTCCTTATCTCGCAACTGATCTGCCATCATGCGAACGCGTCACCCATACTATTCGTAAAAGTAAAAATGAAGTAAGAAAATTACAAGTAGCGGGACTGTACCGTGATGTGGATCTGATGGTGTCTACTACAGAAACAGGAATTCAAGAGAAAGAAGATCAAATTGCAGGAATGAAAAAATCCTATCAAAAAGAGGATTATCAATTACTGGAAATGCATGTTGATTTAAATATTGAAGGAATAGATAGTGAAGATGGAATTAAAGTTCCGTATATTGTCACTCTAGATGAAGGATCTGCACAAGTTCTTTCTATTTATCGAAATTATAATGAAGATGATCCTAAGAAGAAAAAGAAACAATATTTTGTTCATTATAAGTTCTTACCTGGCTTTAGCTTTTATGGTTTTGGTCTTATCCACATGCTCGGAGGGCTCTCAAGAACTGCAACCTCAGCACTTAGACAGCTTATCGATGCAGGTACGTTGTCCAATCTTCCAGCGGGCTTTAAAGCTCGAGGATTGCGAATTAAGGATGATGACTCCCCTCTCCAACCAGGAGAATTCAGGGATGTAGACGCTCCTTCTGGTGATCTTCGCCAGGGACTATTACCATTACCTTATAAAGAACCAAGTCAAACCTTATTTGCTTTATTAGGTTTTGTCGTTGAAGCAGGAACACGATTTGCTTCTGTCGCTGATCAAAAGATTGGAGACAGTGTTGCATCCAATGCGCCTGTTGGAACTACAATGGCATTAATGGAACGAGGCGCTCGCATTATGTCTGCTATTCATAAGCGCTTACATTATGCACAAAAAATTGAATTTAAATTACTGGCCAAAATATTTTCTGAGTCTCTTCCTCCAATGTATCCATATGAAGTTGGAAAAGATGCAGTCCCAAGTTTAAAGGTAGAAGATTTTAGTGATGAAATAGACATTCTTCCTGTTTCAGATCCTAATATTTTTTCCATGGCTCAGCGTGTAACATTGGCGCAAACACAATTGCAATTGGCACAAACTGATCCTCAAGCTCATAATATGTATGAGGCCTATCATCGCATGTATCAAGCGCTGGGAGTAAAGGACATTGATACTATTTTACCAGTTCCTGAAGCCCCTAAACCAAAAGATCCGGCAGTGGAGAATGCTGCTTCCTTGAAAGGAGAGAAGCTGATAGCATTCAGGGAACAAAATCAATTAGCTCATATTGACGCACACAGCGCATTTATGTCTTCTATTTTAGTTAAAAATAATCCTCAAGTAACGGCTATTTTACAAGGTCATATCGTTGAACACGTGGGCTTGCAGGCTCGAGCGGAAGTGGAACAGGAAACTGGCCCAGCAATTCAAGAGCAAGCACAACAATATGGAGGTCAATTGCCTCAAGAATTACAAATTCAGTTCCAGGAAGCAATGGAACAACAGATAGCTGAGAAAATTGCTCTTATGATCGAGGAAATGGTGGCAGAAGAACAACAAATGATGGACGAATTAAGAGAAGATCCATTAGTAGATCTTAAACAGCAAGAAATTAATCTTCGTGAACAGGATATTGAGCGTAAAACTCGCGCCGATGAGGCTAAAATAGGCATTGATCAGGAAAAATTGGATCAAGATGCTAAATTAACACAAGATAAAATACAATCTCAGGAGGACATTGCTCAATTAAGGGCTAATGTTAACTTAACTAAGCAAAAAGAGGTTGAAAAAAGTAAAAAACGTCCAAAAAAAGTGGATGTGAAGAAAGACATCCGTTTTGAGAACTAATATTGGGATTGTAAAAGTGATAAATGAGTCTAAAATAAACACTATGGAAAAACTGACCCAAGCGGATGTAAAATTACAGCATTTTTTTAATGGCATGTTGGAAATGGCAGAAAAAACTTCCAAAAGTGGTGAAGATAGTATACTTTTAGCCGGTGCCATGATGAGTGCTGCTCGAGTCATCTATTATGATTGCTTGGGACCCGACCAGGGACAGCATTTAATGGATAACAACACTGTTGGTCTCATCGAACTGCTGAAACCGACAATACACTAGGAGAAGAACATGGTTACAGCTAAATACATAAACGGATCTAAATATCCCAATGCGAAAATGACTGTTTCTGACGCGATGAATCCTTATGCAGGCCCTAATGTGAATAAGACATCAGAAGTATCCACAGCACAGGTAGCAATACCCGGACCAAAGGTTGTAGATAATTTAGGTGAGGGACCAAAAGGACAGCGCAGTAAGATGCAGATTAAGAAGGTTGCTTTTAAAGGCGTTTTTTAGTAAATTCATTTTTAATTTAATTAAGGAGGTTTCATATGAAACTTTTAAAGGATCTTTGGGGCTGGCTCAAGGAATGGAATGACTGGGGCATGAAAGACTGGATTAAAGCCGGTATCATTGTCGTTGTCGTTCTGTTTGTTCTATGGAAAATGACAGGTGTTGGAGCGTAAATGCTCAATCTCCTGTCAGGACTACTAGGTGGTAAGGGCGGAGCTCTCAAACAAATTTCTAACGTTATTGACGAGTTACATACTTCAGAGGAAGAGAAATTAGATAAAAAGATTTTAATGCAGCGCATCCAGCAAAAACTTGCTGAGAAACAAATTGATGTCAACATCAAAGAAGGCGCCCATAAGTCGATTTTTGTCGCGGGCTGGAGGCCCATGATCGGCTGGACGGGGGCCTTTGCGCTGATTTTTGAGTTCATCGTATCCCCGGGAATTGAATGGTATGCGAAGTTCTCAGGACTTGATATAACGGCTCCGGAAATTCAAACTGGCCCCTTGCTGGCCATCGTCACCTCAATGCTCGGAGTAGCGGGGCTCAGAAGTTTCGAGAAAACCAAGGGCTTAACAAAATAAGGAGAAATTATGAAACCCAAAACTAAGAAAAAGAAACAAACACCACTGCAAAAAATACAAAAGTTATTGGACAAGCTTGCAGCTCTTCATGAAAAGGAAGAGGCGATAGTTGAGAAGATTGAAGAAATAATTTCTGAAGAGGAGTAGATGCCGATAGTTGGAAATAAAAAATATCCCTACACCAAAGTAGGAATTAAAAAAGCCAAAAAACACGCCGAAACGACAGGGCAGAAAATGGTTAAAAAATACAAGAGTGGCGGATCCATCATTAAAGCCAAAGGCGGAAAATGGATTCAGAAAGCGATCAAGAAACCAGGGGCGCTACGTGCGTCATTGGGAGTTAAAAAAGGTAAAACGATTCCAGCGAAAACATTAGCCAAGGCGGCGAAGTCGAAAGGAAAGCTTGGACAGCGTGCACGGTTAGCGGAAACGCTCAAGACTTTTTCTTAGTGCCCTTTAAATCTGAAAAACAAAAGAAGTTTTTATTTGCCAATAAGCCGGAAATCGCTAAAAAGTGGGCGAAGAAATATAAGAAGGGCGGTACTGTAGTGAAAGTCAAGCCACGGGGATTCAGTCGAATGCTTCCGAGCAAAAGACCGACCACAAAGATATACAGGAGTCAAGGAAGATGATGCTCGAAAAAAGAATCATGGACCATGAAGGATTCCGTAAAAAAATTTATAAAGATTCACTTGGCAAACAAACCATTGGGTATGGTCACCTCATCACGGAAAATGATAATTTTGAAGAAGGAATAGAATATAAAAAATCCGACCTTCTGGATCTTTTTTACAAGGATCTGGAGAAAGCCAGAGAAGGTGCCAACCAACTTGTTGGTCACATAACAGAGCTTCATATCGAGGCAAAAAATTGCATTATTGAGATGGTGTTTCAATTGGGCACCCAGGGTGTTAGAAATTTTAAGAAGATGATTTTGGCTTTGGAGGAAAAGGACTATTTTGAGGCGCACGTGCAAATGCTCGACTCTCGCTGGGCTAAACAGACGCCACAAAGATGTATTGATCTTTCAGAAATAATGAAAAAGTGTGTATAGTGCATGAGATTTGAGAATTTTTTCACTTATTACAAGAAACAATTAAAGACTAGACAAGACCAAGTAAAACAAGCTATATTGACCGGCGCTAACGATTGGGCTGAATATCGGTATTTAACCGGTAAATTACACGCCCTTGACCAAGAAGAACGGGAACTCACGGACCTGCTAAAGAAAACGGAGCTAGAAGATGAATAAACCAAAATTAATTGTCCCTACACATGTATGGGACGGCAAGAAAGCAGAAAAACAGAAACAAGAACTGGAAAAAATTCCTACGCCGTGTGGGTTTAGGATTGTATTATTTCCCTTGAAGCTGGATTCTAAAACTTCTGCGGGCATTCATCTTACTGATGAGACAATTGATCAAGCCCAAGTAACAACAAATATTTGTAAAGTTTTAAGAATAGGCTCTGAAGCATATAAAGACAAAGATCGATTTCCAACTGGCCCTTGGTGCAAAGAAGGAGACTGGATCTTGATTACTAAGTATTCAGGATCACGCATTCAGATTGAAGGGGGAGAACTACGCATAATTAATGATGACGAAGTACTCGCAGTTCTTGATGATCCACGGGATATTTTGCCGTCCAATATTTTATAACATGGAGGCACCATGCCGGAAGCAATAACATCACCATCAGAAAAATTAGTACCTATTGATACGTCGGGCAGTTCTGTTGATGTAACATTAAAAGAAGATAAAGAAAAAGGTATCGAAGAAGTAACAAAAGAAGATGCTCCTATTGTTGAAGTAGTAGAAGTAAAAGAAGAAGTAAAAGAAGAAGTAAAAGAACAGCCCCAAGAAACTAAAGAAGAAGAGCTCGAAGAATATAGTGTAGGAGTAAAAAAACGAATTGATAAATTAACTAAAAAAATGCGCGAAGCGGAAAGACGCGAACAAGCCGCTATCGAGTACGCTGAAGTAGCCAAAAAGAAATTTGAAACACTTAAAAGTTCTACTTTAGTTCAAACGGACACAATGTTAGCGGAAAGAGAAAAAGCTCTCACCAATCAACGAGAATTTGCAAAAAGAGCTCTCGAAGCCGCAATGAATGCGCAAGATGTTGAAAAACAGGTTGCTGCTCAACAGGAAATTGCTCGTTTGACTATTGAAGATGAACGATTAAAAGTGTCAAAAGCTAAGGCTATACAACGAAAAACCCAACAAGAACAGGAAGTTACAAAGGCATCTGAAGGAGGAAGAGTGCAGGAAGAAGCTCCACGTGCTCGCGATCCGAAGGCAGAAGCTTGGGCTTCAAAGAATGATTGGTTTGGAACTCAAAATGCGATGACCTACACAGCATATGATATTCATAGGGAATTAGTTGAAGAAGGGGTTGATCCTAGGACCGATGAGTACTATAGTGAGATAGATAAACGTATACGAAAAGAATTTCCTCATAAGTTTTCTGATGGGGAAACCGTAACAAAGCCGAAACAAAAAGTTGCTTCGGCTGTTAGAACATCGCCTTCTGGGCGCCGCACTGTGAGACTCACACCTTCACAAGTAGCTATCGCAAAAAAACTTGGTGTGCCCTTGGAAGAATACGCAAAACACGTGAAGGAGGCGTAATATGACTGTAAAAACAAAACTGAAAACCTCACGCAAAGCTGAAACCCGTGAAAAGGTTGCTCGTAAAAGAGGATGGGTTCCTCCATCCAACTTAGAAGCACCCGATCCGCCTGAAGGCTTTCATCATCGATGGATACGATTCGAGTTTCGAGGCACCCAGGACGAAAAAAACGTCATGGGACGCATACGAAGCGGATATGAACCAGTGAAAGCTAGTGAATATCCAGATCGATTGGATCTACCGGCGATTGCTGAAGGTAAATATAAAGGTGTTATAGGAGTTGGAGGATTGATCTTGATGAGATGTCCGATCGAAGTAAAACAGGATAGAGATGCTTATTTTAAGAATCTCACTGCCGATCAGCAAGCATCTATTGAGAATGATTTAATGAAAGACGAGCATCCAGCGATGCCAATCTCAAAAGAACGGCAAAGCAGAGTAACTTTTGGTGGAGGTACCAAATCCAAATAGGTTGGAAGGTCTTCCCCAAACATTATTAAAAGGATGTCAATATGGCAAACATTGATGCGGCCTTCGGGCTGATACCAGTTGCGTGTCAGGGACAAACGAATAATAATGGTGGCCAATCACAGTACCCGATCGGAGACACTCAAAGCACAGCTATCTTTACAGGGGACCCCGTTAAATATAAAAGTGACGGAACCATTGAAGTAGCTGCGGCGACGAACCCCCTATTGGGCGTGTTTGGAGGCTGTTTTTATACGGACCCAACAACAAGCAAACCAACCTGGTCCCCATATTTTCCTGCGAGCTTAGCTCCAGGGGATGCGAAAGCATTTGTATGGGATAATCCAATGCAAACATATATTGTTCAACAGGATTCTGATTCGAGCAATTTAGTTGCAGCCAATCTAAATGAAAATGCGGATCTCATTTTCGGCGCAGGCAATACCACTACGGGTGTGTCTGGCGTAGAAATAGATTCAAGTTCAGCAACTACTACTGCTACCCTTCAAGTGAGACTAATAGATTTTTACAATGTTCCAAGTAATAACACTACTGCGAACAATTCAATTCTTGTCGTAAAAATCAACAATTCTCAACTTATGGGTGGTACTGGTACGCTGGGCGTGTAGACTAGGAGATTAAATAATGGCTATAAATAGAGCCCAGCTCGCCAAAGAGCTAGAACCTGGTCTGAACGCGTTATTTGGACTGGAGTACGCTCGTTATGAGAACGAGGCGGCACAAATATTTAGTCAAGAATCAAGCGACAGAGCTTTTGAAGAAGAAGTGATGTTAGTTGGTTTTGGTGAAGCAGCGGTAAAACCGGAAGGCGCTGCAGTTGATTTCGATACTGCAAAAGAATCCTTCACTGCGAGATACGTTCACGATACAATTGCTTTGGCATTTGCGTTAACGGAAGAAGCGGTGGAAGATAACCTTTACGATACTTTATCTGCTCGTTACACTAAAGCACTAGCTCGATCTATGGCTTATACTAAACAAGTTAGGGGCGCCAATATCCTGAACACTTCGTTCGCGACTACTGGCGGTGACGGTGTTACATTATTTAGCACTGCTCATCCAACAACATTCGGTGGAACCTGGTCAAACAGAAGTGCTACCGATGCGGATCTTAACGAAACCTCATTAGAGCAGGCATTGATTGACATTGCTGGCTTTATCGATGAAAGAGGCTTAAAAGTTGCAATGAAAGGAAGAAAACTTATTCTTCCTGTCAACATTCAATTTGTAGCGGATAGGATTTTAGAATCCACTCTTAGAGTCGGTACTGCTGATAATGATATTAATGCGATCAAAAACATGGGCATGCTACCTGAAGGTTATGTAGTGAATCACTATTTAACTGACACAGACGCGTGGTTCATAAAAACTGATTGCCCTAATGGATTCAAGCATTTCATAAGAGCTGCCCTTGCCACTGGCATGGAAGGCGATTTTGATACAGGAAATATGAGATACAAAGCACGTGAGAGATATAGCTTTGGTTACTCTGATCCTCGTTGCGCATACGGATCACAAGGTTCATAAACTTACACTGGATCCTCCCAGATAGAAGAAGGCGCTTGAAAGAGCGCCTTCTTTGTTTTACAACTAAACTGTTAATGTTGGTGAATACACGTCATGAGGACGGTGTATTTACTGGTCAAATTAAAAGGAGACTGACATGACAACACATTTTAACAATGGCGTTACTAACGTGGTTAAAGATAAAAGCCCGTTAAAGAACGCAATGATGCCTGATCCATTTCCGGTTACCAATACGCAAGGTGGCGGATATGACTTTCTAGGCCAAACTTCGTTTATGGATGATTTTTATTCAGCCATTACAAGAACCAATACAAGTAATAATGGAAGAGGTTCACCAGGATGGTATTTAAGCCAAACTGCTAGTACTCAAACCGCTGCACCAGTAGCAGATGCTGTAGGTGGATGGTTACAATTAGATGAAGTAAATGCAACTGATGATGCTTATAACCAAATTAATACTTTTACTGCTTTTCAACTAAACACAGGTATGAATGCTGGTTTTGAAGCTAGAGTAGCAGTTGAAGATGTTTCAGTAACAGAAATTGTTTTTGGATTTGTTGATACAGATGTAACTTCAGGAGTAGTAAATATTACTGACGGAGTATATTTCTCTAACTTTGCTGATCCTACTTCAATTACGGCTGGAACTGGTTTATACCTTCACGCTGAAAAAAATGGAACGGTAACTTCAAGTGATGCATTAGTTGATCCATACACTGGTGATACTTTTGTAATTGAAGATGGTGCCTTGCAAACAGCTAGTGCTACTCAATTAGCGACTCCAAGTAATTCATTTATTGCTGGATTTAACATTGTTCCTAAAGGATCAAATGGTAATACTAATACTGCTGTGATTCAAGCATACTTAGGTCCTGTTGGAAAACAGCCTTTGCCTGTTGCCTCAATTGCAACTACTAATTTACCTGATGATTTGGCATTAGGACTTATGATGGGAACTAAAAACAATACAACAACCGCAGCTATTATGTGGGTTGATTATGTTAAAGCGATTAGTTCTAGAAGCTTTGGTAGTTCAACTACTAAGTAATAACAATTAACCAGGGTAGGGTGTAAAAGCCCTACCTTTTATAGGAGATAATATGTTTGGTGTTAAAACAAAACAATTAACTGCAAGTGGTCAAGTTACAACTAAAGTATCGGCAGGAAGTAATACACTTAGCGCACCTGCGCGAGTTTTAGGATTAACTGTTCAATGTGGTGCTACTGAAGGTAAGATTGATTTGGTAGATGATGGTGCAAGTGGCACTGTTAAATTTACTCAAGTTACTCCTGCTATTAAAGCAGGAGCAGAGGACATGCTTCAATTTGATTTTCCTGAAATGGGATTAAAATTTGATACCGATCTTTATGTTTACTTTAATCAGGCTACTAAAGTTAATGTAATTTATGGATAGGAAATAATGTGGAGGCTAATGTTTTTGGGAAATGTTTATAGAGAAATAGGATTCAATGCAGATAACCGTGAAACAGGAGTTCTTATGGAGAGAATGATAATTGGAATTATTGCTTCAGCCCTCATTGGGCTCGGGGCGTGGAACTTGAACCAAACTTTTAATCTCTCCATTGAAATAGAGAGTGTTAAGGGAAAAATTGATGTGCTGGAAAAAAGCATCAAGCAACTAGGAAAGAAGAAAAATAAAAAAGGTGGCTCTATTATACAACAGAGTAACTAATGGAAACGATATTACTAGTATACACCATCTGGTTCATAGGTGGCGTGATAATTCAGATTGCAGGGCTGCAATGATAGAGATATGGTTTTTATTGGTCTTGATGACCATCCAAGACACCACTCCACTCATTTACAAAAGCTTCATGGGATATGAAAGCCAGGAGGTGTGCGAGGAGATGGCCGTTTTGGCGAAAGACTTTATGATGGAAATAGAGATGAGAAGGGGAACCGGTGATGAGAGGACCATCAAGATGGAGAGCTTCTGCATTCCTTTTGAAATATTTGAGTCTGAAAA